AGCGCCGACCGATCCCCTACCTGCCCGAGGAACTCGCCTGGATCGAGGCGCGCCGCGACTGGCCGCGCCCACAGCTGCACAGAGCCTTCGTTTTCATGTTCGACCGGCCCGACGTGACGCTGAGCAATCTGGCCGCGCTATGCAAGCGACGAGGTTGGCTGACGGGCCGCACAGGCCGGATCGAGAAGGGCAGCACCCCGCCGAACAAGGGCAAGAAGATGCCCTTCAACGCGGCGAGAGCGCGGACGCAGTTCAAGAAGGGCCAACGCCCGCCGAACAAGTACGAGGTCGGGCACGAGTCCATCGACCGCGATGGCTACGTGAAGATCTGCGTGGCCGAACCGAACCCCTGGACCGGCGCGTCGACTCACATGGCCTTCAAGCACCGCTGGCTTTGGGAAAAGGCGAATGGCCCGGTGCCGGACGGCATGCGGCTCAAGTGCCTCGACGGCGACAAGACGAACTGCGACCCGTCGAATTGGGAAGCGGTCCCGATGGGGCTATTGCCTCGCCTGAATGGCAAGGGCGGCCGACGGTACGACGCGGCCCCACCCGAGCTGAAGCCGGTCATCATGGCGGTCGCCAAGCTGGAACAGGCGGCGTCCGAGCGGCGGAAGGGGGCGCGGGGATGAGGTTCTTGGCTGCGCCCGGCAAAGATGTTCAACTCCCCATGGCGGGAGGATTGGCATGGACCATCGCGAGTACGCGGAGCATCGGTACTTGCAGCTGCATGAGGCTCGTTTCCGCTACTGGGTATGGCGAAGCGGGGACGGTTTCAGCTGCCCGAACTCTCACCTCGCGCTTGACGGGATCGCGCTTCCGCCGGAGCACCCGTTCTGGCTGCACTGGCGCCTGCCAATCCATCCCGACTGCGGTTGCTACATCGTGGGTACGCATTCCGAGGCTGGCGTCCGGCGCCTTGGCGGCGATGTCGCGCGGGAACTTCCCACCTGGTGGAAAAACTTGTCGCCGACCGACGGAATGCCCGCGATCGACTAGTGCAGGCGGCGCGTCATGACCGCCGCGCTGATCCGCCTAGTCCATGTCGGCGCGCGCGAGCTTGGGCTCGACGACGACACGCGGCGCGAGCTGCAGGTGGCAACGACGGGCAAGGCCAGCCTGACCGCGATGAACGCGCCGGAGCTGCGCCGCGTGATCGACGCGCTGAAGGCGCGCGGCTTCAAGGTCAATGCGCCGCGCGGGTCGGGGCGCCCGGCCGCGCAGCGCGCCGATATCCGTTATGCCCATGTGCTCTGGCGGCTCTTGCACGAGGCGGGGGCGGTCAGGGTGGCGGGCCCGACCGGCCTGAACGCCTTCATCCGCGCGCGGTTCGAGAAGTCGTGGGGGGCGGTTCCGATCGACATCGATGCGATGCGCGAATGGTCGGAGATCCGCGACGTGATCGACGCGCTGCACGCGATGTGCGGGCGCGCGGGGATCAAGATCGAGGACAAGGGAGGGCGGGGGTGAAGAAGCCGCGCACCCATGTGACCGACCATGCGCTCCTCCGCTATCTGGAGCGGGTGCTGCGCGTCGATATCGAGGGGCACCGGCACGACCTTGGCCGGATCGTCGACCAGGCGGTCGCGGCGGGCGCAGGCGCGGTCACCGTCCACGGCACCCGGTATGTCCTGAACGGGCCGAGCATCGTCACGCTGCACCATGTGAAGGAGGTGCGGCCACGGCGGCCGAAGCGCCGCCTGGACGAGGAAGGGCGCGACGAATGACCGGCGTGCCCCGCAACTGCGCGGCCCCGGGCTGCGACCTGCCGCTGCACCCGGCGATCACGAGCGACCGGTGCCAGCTGCACCGCGGGCGGGCGGACGCGCCCCCGACGGCAGCCGCGTGGCCCTTCGCAGGCCTGCGCGAGGGCAGCTATGGCGCGATCCTGGCCGACCCGCCCTGGTCCTATGCGATGCGGTCGGACAAGGGCTACGACAAGAGCCCCGAGATGCACTACACGACCATGCCCGAGGCTGCGATCGCGGCCTTGCCGGTCGCGCGGCTGGCGGCGCGGGACTGTGTCCTGTGGCTCTGGTCGACGTGGCCGCACCTCGAGCAGGCGCTGCGCGTGATGGCCGCCTGGGGTTTCATGTACCGGACCGGCGGGGCCTGGGCGAAGCGGGCGGCGGGGGGCGGTCTGACGATCGGCACCGGGTTCATCCTGCGATCGGCGAGCGAACCCTTCCTGATCGGGACACGGGGGGCACCGTCTTGGGGGTCGAAGCGGACGCGCAACGTGATTGAGAGCGAGCTGCCCTTCGCGCAGTTGGCGATCGACGCGCGGCGTCGGCAGCACAGCCGGAAGCCCGCCGAGGCGCGCGACATGCTGCAGGCGATGGTGCCGGGCGTCAGGTGCGCGGAGCTGTTCGGCCGCGAGGCCTGGCCTTTGACGGTCGTCTGACCGGTATCGGGGAGGCCACCGGTGACTGACGCTGCGCCCCCGCCCCCCGCGCACCTGCAGCGCTATGTAGAGGTGCTTGGAGTCGACGGGGCGATCGACCTTCTGCTGACCTTTGGCGGGGCGGAGGTGTACTGGGCAGAGGACCCGGCCGGGGGGTCGGCGATCGCGCAACGTTACGGGATCGAGGCCGCGCGCAAGTTGAGCCGGGCCGCGGGCGGGATGAAGCAGAAACTGCCGGTAGGCAAACCATGGATTGCCCGCGTATGGTCTGCGCGGGGAATCCCCGTCGCCGAAATCGCGCGGCGCCTTCATTCCACCGACACCTCGGTGCGGGCGTGGCTCGCCCAGGGTGTGGATGGCAGACGTGGAGCGCAGGCGGCGGACCCGAGACAGCTCCATTTCTTCGACGCCGTCGAGCCGGGCATCCGCAAGCGCTTGAGGATGTAGCGCGCGGGTGCGTTGAGCGAGTCTTCCGGAAAGCGGGCCCGAGGGTCCGCCGCCCCCGGAGACCCACATGGCCACCCCGCAGAGCACGAGCCCGATGGGCCTTGGCTTTCTTGAGCGACACGAAGGCGTGGTGCTGCGCGCCTATCGGTGTCCTGCGGGCATCTGGACGATCGGCGCGGGGCTGACCAGGGCATCCGGCGTGATCGATCCGAAACCCGGCATGGTCATCACGGCGGCGCAGGCGCAGCGTGCGCTGCAGGTTGCGCTGAGCCGCAACTATGAACCCGCGGTCCAGGCGGCGATGCCGGGCGCGAACCAGCACGAGTTCGACGGGGGCGTCAGCTTCCACTTCAACACCGGCGCGATCGGCCGCGCGGGCTGGGTCAATGAATGGCGCAGCCCCCGGCGGTGGGAGGTCATCGCGCGGCGGCTTGCCGAATGGCGGAAGGGCGGGGGCAAAGTCCTGCCCGGGCTGGTCGCCCGTCGGGCGGCCGAACTGCGGCTCATGCAGAGCGGGGTCTATGGTGCGGCTCCGGCGCAGCCCCAGACCCGCGGCACGCGGCACGCGATCATCCTGTTCGAGCTGCCGCCAGAGCAGATCGCCGAGATCCGGAAGGCGCTCAAGTCCCTGGGCCACGATCCCGGTCCGGACCCGCTGGAGATTTCGATGGAGGCGGTGCGGGCGTTCCAGAAGGCGCACGGACTGACGGTCGATGGAATCCTCGGGCGTGCCACCCTGTCGACGCTTCAGCGTCGGCTGGATGCGCCGCACAGGGCCGTCGCCCCGGCCGCTACGGGGGCGGTCGGGGCGACAACCGAGGTCGCGGCGGACCCGCTGACGCAGGGGCTGCCCGACTGGGCGGGCGTCATCGTCATCGCAGTCGGGGCGATCTGGCTGGCCAAGGTGGCCTGGGATTACCGCGACGCGGTCGCGGCGAAGATCGACCGGAAACTGCCGCGGATCGCGGCCTGGCTGAGGAGCGTCTGAACATGGTCCGTGTCCTGAAGTGGGTGGGCGTTTTCATCCTTGCTGCCGTTGCGATGATGCTTGCGATGATCGCGTCGGTGGCCGTGATGGCCGGGGCGGCGACCGCCCAGGGGATGCCTTGCGGAGAAGCCGAGACGGTCCTGTCGTCGCTCGGTCGGGACTACGATGAGGTCGCCTTCCTCGAGCTGACCGCCGCCCGGGGCCAGCCCGTCATCCTGATGGCCGAGCCGGGGGGGGGCACCTGGACGATCGTTGTCCTCGACGGCACGCAGGCTTGCCTGGTCGCGTCGGGCGAGTCCTGGCGATCAGCCGCCCCTGCATCCCCGACGCCCGAAGGGGAGCTTAACTGATGGACATGACGAAAGGCCAGTACCGTGTCGGCGTGGGCTTCAACCCCTCGGGAAGCGACATCGTCGCCCGGATCAAGACGGCCGCGGCCGCGCTGATCGACCTGATCGACGAAATTCCGCCGGAGGCCGGTCCCCTGACGACCGGCATCGCGAATGCCGAGCGCGCCCGCCTTCGGGCGCTCGCGCAGACCGCCGTCGAAGAGGCCGCAATGTGGGCGGTGAAGGCGGCGACAAAGGGGAACCCCGAATGAGTGCGCTGATCGCCCTTGCGACGTCGGTCGGCGCACCGCTGGTCGAGAAAATCCTGTCCCGCAAGATCGGGTCGGACAACGCGCGGTTGGCGACCGAGGTGGTCGGCGCGATCGCGAAGCGCGCCGGTGTGGCCCCCGAGGCGCTGGAAGAAGAAGCGGCGCGTGATCCCGACAAGGTCGGCATCGCTATCCAGGACGTGAACGCGGACGTCGCGCCGGAGCTGCTTGAGCTCCTGGATGCCGAGTTGCAGTCCAAGACTGCACTTCTGACGGCGGAGACAGGCGAGGCGGCCTGGATCAGCGCGTGGCGGCCGATCGGCATGTACTTCACGATGTTCCTCTGGCTCTGGAACGCGATGCTGCTGCACGTCGCGAACGCGATCTGGAAGATCGCGCTGCCGCCGATGGAGTGGCCGGTCCTGATGAGCTGGTCGGCGCTGTACCTCTCGCTCTACATGGGCGGCCACACCGTGAAGTCGGTCGTGGGCGACTGGCTCAAGCGATGACCGAAACACTGGACCTTGGTCCGATCATCGCCTGGGTGGCGGCGCTGTCGCTGATCCTGTCCTTCGGCACAGCCGTTTGGACCCTCGTGTCGCAAGGGCCAAAGCGCACAGCCGAACGGGTGTCTGCCTTGGGCGACCGGCTTGACCGGCACGACCAGCGCATCCAGCGCGTCGAGCAGACCGTGAACGAACTTCCGACACGGGGCGACATGCACGCGCTGCAGATCGAGATCGTCCGGATGAGCGGCAAGGTCGACCAGATGGGCACGGCGATGGCCGGGAACAACAAGATCATGGAGCGGCTCGAGGTGATCGTCGGGCGCCACGAAGACCACCTACTTGACGGAGCCCGGAAGTGAGCAACTACGCCGAAACCCTGAGCAAGCACCGCCGCCTGGCGATCCTGCGGCACCTTGCTGAATCGTCTGACTACACGTCGAACGTGTCGATCCTGAGCAAGGTGCTGCAGGGCGTGGGCGTGTCGTCGACCCGCGACCAGGTGATCACCGAGATCGGCTGGCTGGTCGAGCAGGGCTTTGCCACGCAGGCGGAAGAGAACGGCCTGATCGTGGCGACGGTGACGGTCCGCGGCGTCGAGATCGCGTCCGGGACGGCAAACCACCCCGGCGTCCAGCGCCCGTCCGCGAGGTGACATGCCCGCGCCCCGCGTCATCGACCAGTTGCCGCAGGACCTGCTTGACTGGCTGCACGACGAACTGCGCGCGCGCGGGTTCGCGGACTACTATGGGCTGGCCAAGGAGCTGAACAAAAGGCTGGCGGACGAAGGGATCGACCTGGTCGTCCGAAAGAGCGCGCTGGCCGAGTATGGGCGGCCGCTGAAGGAAGCCTGGCGCGAGGAGCAGCACAAGCGGTTCATCGCGCGCCAGGTCGTCAGCACCGAGACGGCGGCCGAGATTGTCGCGGCCATCACGCCCCAGGACGAGCTGACGCGGCACAAGGCGCGCCACCACCGGATCGAGGCGATGATCTTCGAGGCGCTCGAGACGCCGGAGGGCGCGCCGCCGCTCAGCCCGAAGGAGATGGTCGCGGTGTCGCGGGCCAGCCTGAACATGCTGAAGTCGTCCGAGATGCAGGCGGCGTTCCGGCAAGCGATCGCGGCCGAGCAGGCCGAGAAGCTCGACGCGGCGCAGAAGAGCGGCAAGGTCAAGGGCCTGACGGCCGAGACCGTCGAGGAGATCAAGCGCAAAATCCTCGGGGTCGAGTGATGGGTGTGCTGGGCCGGAAGCTGCGCGGACTGGAGGGCGGGCGCGTGGCCTTTTTCTGCCCGGGTTGCGACACCTACCATCAGGTCACGATCGAGGCCGATCCCGAGCGTGCGGGGCCGATCTGGGGCTGGAACCGCGATGCCGACGCGCCGACCTTCTGGCCGTCGATCCTGGTCGCGGGTGTGCAACTCGACATCCCCGACCACGAGCTCGACCGCATCCTGTCGGAATTCACGCTGCCGGAAGAGCGCGAGATGAAGCTCGCGATGAGCCGGATCAACACGGTCTGCCACAGCTTCGTGCGGCAGGGCCGGATCGAGTACCTGACCGACTGCACCCATGCCCTGGCGGGGCAAGAAGTCAATCTGCCGGACGTCGAGGTGCATGATGACCTCTGAAGCCGAAGCGAGGTGGATCGAAGACGAAACGGAGGACGGCCGCATCCTCTGGTCCCGGACAGCCGGGCGCTACCGGTTTTATGTGGTCGACGTCGAGGGCGTGGGCATCTTGCCCTGCCTGATCTACGGCCGCTCGACCCGCTTCCTGAGCGAGCGGACGTTCTACGCTTTTCCAGAGGCCGCGGCCTTTGCAGAGCGGTGGGCGGAGGCGATGCTGCGGCTGCCCGCCCAAGAGCGCCACCGCGCCTGCCTGTCGCCCGCACGCCTAACGCCGGTGACATGCCAATGACCGCGCCGGTGAGTAAAGCCGACTGGGAGCGGCAGCGCCGCGATGCGATCGAGGCGATGCCCGCGGTCATCGCCGAGGTTGGCCTTCCGAAAGTCCTTCTGCCCTACCAGGCGCGCGCGGTGGCGCTGCTCGACACGATGTCTACGCGGGTCCTCTTCGTCGAGAAGAGCCGCCGGATCGGACTGACCTGGGGCCTGGCCGCCTACGCGGTCCTGCGGGCGAGCCGCGAGAAGGCGGCGGGCGGCATGGACGTCATGTACATCAGCTATTCCCAGGAGATGACGCGCGAGTTCGTCGATGCCTGCGCGATGTGGGCGCGGTCCTTCGCGATCGGGGTGAACGACACCGAGGAGACGCTGTTCGACGGCGGGGGCGAAGGCGACCGGGCGATCAACGCCTTCCGCATCCGGTTCGGATCGGGCTTCGAGATCATGGCCTTGTCGTCGGCCCCACGCAGCCTTCGGGGCAAGCAGGGCGTGGTCATCATCGACGAGGCGGCCTTCGTCGAGTCGCTGCCCGAGCTGCTGAAGGCGGCACTCGCGTTCCTGATGTGGGGCGGTCAGGTTGTGGTCTGCTCGACCCATGACGGGGCCGAGAACCCGTTCAACGCCTACGTGCAAGACATCCTGGCCGAGCGGAAGTCCTACGGACATCTGCGCATCGATCTCGACGACGCGCTGCGCGACGGCCTCTATCAGCGCATCAGCCTCGTGAACCGGAAGGCGTGGTCGCCGGAGGCCGAAGCCGAGTGGCGCCAGAGCCTGATCGACGACTATGGCGACGGCGCGGACGAGGAACTGTTCTGCATCCCTTCGCTCGGGTCAGGCGCGTGGCTGCCTGCGCCGCTGATCGAGGCGCGCATGACGGTTGCGCTGCCAGTCCTCCGGCTCGACCTGCCGCCCGACTATCTGCACCGGCACCGGCTTGACCAGGCGCAGCACATGTCGCCCTTCCTGGCCGAGCTGGAAGAGGCGCTCGACAAGATCGACCTTGGTCCGCAGTTCGCGCTCGGCTTCGACTTCGGGCGGGTGTCGGACCTTTCGACGCTGTCGCTGCTCGCGATCGAGCGGATGCTGAAGCGCCGCGAGGTCATGTCGATCGAGATGCGCCGTGTGCCTGGCGACGAACAGAAGCTGGTCGTCGGCAAGGTCATGGATCATGTGAAGGCGCGCCTGATCGGCGCGGCCTTCGATGCGACGGGAATGGGCTGGACGGTCGCCGAGGACATGGGCCGCCGCTTCGGCCTGCGCGAGGACCCGGAAGGCCCGGGCATCGTCTATCCGCTCAAGTTCACCGAGGAATGGTACCGGCTGAACATGCCGCCCTTGAAGGCTGCGTTCGAGGATGACGGAATCGCGATCATCAAGGACGCCGAGCACTTGGGCGACCTGCGCATGGTGAAGCTTGTGCGTGGGATCGCGCGTGTCCCGGCGCTTCGCGAAGGCGAGACGGGCAAGAAGCGCCACGGCGACTATGCGATCGCGCTGGCGCTGGCCCACTGGGCGAGCCGGATGCGGTGGGTCGAGTATGACTATCGCGGGGCGCCGCGGGGCGGACAGCGGCCGGGCTTTGGCGAACCGGACGATCCCGACATGCAAGCGCGCGACTGGTGGGCCCCGCCGCTGGGTGCCGGGATGAGAGGGGGGCTTTGACATGACCAAGGACCGCAGGCCGATCCGCGAGCGGCTGAAGGCGTACTACACCGGGCCCGAGATCGAGGTTTGGCTGAAATCGCCGCAACCCCAGCTCGAGGGCAAGGTGCCGAACGAGATGATGATGCTGGGACGGTTCGATCCGATCCATGAGCTGCTCGATCGGCTCGACGACGGAGTGTTCCTGTGAGCCGCGCCCCCACCCTGGTCGACCGTTGGGGCAATCCACTCCGCCGCCTTGAGCTGACCGCCGACGTCGCGGGGCCGACGATCACCGGCGTGCGGACGCCACTGACCGGCTATCCGGCCGATGGTCTCGACCCCGTGCGCCTGGCCGCGATCCTGCGCGCGGCCGACATGGGCGACCCGGTGCGTTATCTCGAGCTTGCCGAGACGATCGAAGAGCGGGACCTGCACTACCTTGGTGTCCTCGGCACCCGGCGGCGGTCCGTCAGCCAGATCGAGATCACGGTCGAGCCTGCGTCCGACGCGGCCGAGGACGAAGCCAAAGCGCAAATGGTCCGCGACTGGTTGAAGCGGGACGAGCTGGGCGAAGAGCTTTTCGACATCCTCGACTGCATCGGGAAGGGCTATTCCTTCACCGAGATCATCTGGGATGTCTCGGAGGGCCAGTGGTCGCCCGGGCGGCTTGAATGGCGCGATCCGCGCTGGTTCCGGTTCCTGCGCCATGATCTTGCGACGCCGGTGATGCTGGGGGAACACGGGGCCGAGGTTCCGTTGCCGGCCTTCAAGTTCATCTTCGCGACGATGAAGGCGAAGTCGGGGATCGCGCTGCGGTCCGGCCTTGCGCGCGCGGCGGCGTGGGCGTGGATGTTCAAGGCCTTCACGCAGCGCGACTGGGCGATCTTCACGCAGACCTATGGCCAGCCTCTGCGCGTCGGCAAGTTCGGGGCGGGCGCGACCGAACAGGACAAGGCGACGCTGTTCCGCGCGGTCGCGAACATCGCGGGCGACTGCGCGGCGATCATCCCCGAGTCGATGATGATCGAGTTCGTCGAGAACAAGTCGATCGGCGCGACGTCGGACCTGTACCTCAAGCGCGCTGACTGGCTTGACCAGCAGGTCTCGAAGGCCGTCCTCGGCCAGACGGCGACGACCGATGCGGTCACCGGGGGCCTCGGGTCGGGCAAGGAGCATCGCGAGGTGCAGGAGGACATCGAGCGCGCGGACGCGCGGCAGCTCTCGGCAATCATCAATCGCGACCTGATCCGGCCGTGGATGCAGCTCGAGTTCGGGCCGCTGCCCGCCTACCCCCGGATCGTCATCGCGCGGCCCGAGAAGGAGGACGTGGGCAAGATGGTCGACGCGGTTGCGCGCCTCGTGCCACTGGGCCTGAAGGTCTCGCAGGGCGAGCTGCGCGGCAGGCTCGGCCTGAAGGCGCCGGAGGCGGGCGAGGAGGTCCTTTCCGCCCCCGTCAGGCCCGAAACGGGACCCGAGGACGGCGACGACCAAGATGCGATCGACCCCAAGACCGGCAATCGCGCGGTTAAACGGGATTCCGGCGAAATTAAACGGGGAGGCGGTCGTCCGGGGCCGGAGGCCGCGCTGAATGCCGCAGGCGCGCCAGCGGCGACAAAACCGGGGGGTGACCCGGTCGACAGTCTGGCAGAGCGGCTGCAAGCCGAGGCTGACGCCCCGATGGGCGACATGATGGCGGCGATCGAGGCGATGCTGGACACGGCAGGGAGCCTCCCCGAGTTCGGCGAGATGCTGCAGGCAGCCTTCCCCAAGGTCGACGCCGCGCGCTTGGCGGAGGCGATCGCGATGGGCCTGGTCGCGGCCGAGACGGGCGGGCGTGCGGCCGTGGAGGAGGGCAGTGCCTGAGATCGGCGCAGCCTTCCGCCTGCCCTTCGACGAGGCGATCGCGGCCTTCCGTCTGCGGCTTGGCAATCTGCTGCCGACCGCGACCTGGACGGACATCTGGAAGGCGCAGCACGACCGGGCCTTCGTCGTTGCAGGTGCGCTGAAGGCGGAGCTCCTCGCGGATCTCGGCGCGGCAGTCGACAAGGCCGTGAGCCAGGGCACGTCGCTCGAGGAGTTCCGGCGCGACTTCCGCCGCATCGTCATTGAGCGGGGCTGGCACGGCTGGACGGGCGAAGGGTCGGCCAAGGGCGAGGCCTGGCGGACGAAGGTGATCTACCGCACGAACCTTGCCGTCAGCTACGCGGCGGGGCGGCGGGCACAGCTGATTGCCGGGGGCTTTGAATGGTGGGTTTATCGCCATGGCGGATCGGCCGAGCCGCGCATCCGGCACCTTGGCTGGGACGGTCTGGCGCTGCCTCCGGCACATCCCTTCTGGCTGACCCACGCGCCGCCGAACGGCTGGGGCTGCAGCTGCTATGTCGTCGGTGCGCGCAGCGAGGCGGGTATCCGACGCGTCGGCGGCGACCCGGCGAGAACGCTGCCGCCTGACTGGGCGGTCATCGATCCGCGGACGGGCGCGCCGGTCGGGATCGACAAGGGCTGGGACTATGCGCCCGGCGCGACGGGAGACGAAACGATCCGCTCGCTCGTGCCGCGTCTGTCCCGGTTGCCGCCTGCGCCTTCGGTCGACCTGATCCAGAGCTGGCTCAGGACTGAGCTGTTCGAGGCCTGGTTCGCCGCGCCGACCGGTTTCTGGCCGCTCGTGCGGATCGCTCCGGAGCAGGCCTCCCGCCTCGGATCGGGCGAGACCGTGGCTGTCTTGTCGCGCGAGACGGTGGAGAAGCAGAAACTGGATCACCCCGAACTCTCGGTCTGGGAGTATGCCGAGGCGCAGCGCGTGGTCGACACTGCGACGCATGTGGTCGAGGACGGAAAAGGCGCTCTGATCTTCGTGCTCGTCGCCCCGGGTCGGGGTGGGCAGGTCCTGGTCGTCAAGGCCACCCGCTCTGGCGCCCGTCTCTTCGTGACCAGTTTCCGGCGCATGAGCAGCGACGCCGCACAGCAGGATCGCGAGATCCGGCGCTTGCTGCGAAAGCCTGGCGGAGAGGGATGATCGCACAGGCGGCGGGGCCTCCCACCCGGTTGCCCGGAAACCCCGCATGACGCTCCGATCAAGATCGTGCTACGGCCGGGAGAATTTCACCGTGTCGCGCCTGCACAGAGGGAGATAGCGATGTACCGGGTCGAGATCAAGAATGACGAGGTGACCGGCGCGCTTACTGCCCTGTCCGCCCGGCTGGGTGACATGACGCCCGTGATGCAGGAGATCGGCGAGTACCTGGTCGCTTCGACCCGCGGCCGGTTTCCGGAAGGTCGGGCGCCCGACGGCACAGCCTGGGCCCCGAAGTCGCCGACGACGCTGAAAGCCTATGGCGCGCGGAAATCGAACCGGGTGGATACGCGGCCGCTCTTCGGGCCTTCGGGGACGCTGTCGCGAAACATCTTCTATCGGGCCTTCAGCGACGGCGTGGAAGTCGGGTCGGACCGCATCTACGCGGCCGTGATGCAGTTCGGCGCGGCAAAAGGGGCCTTCGGGCAGACCAGCCGGGGCGGGCCGATCCCCTGGGGCAACATCCCGCCCCGCCCATTCCTGGGCCTCTCCGAAGTCGACGAGGGCAACATCCTGGCGATCATCGGCGAATGGGCCGCGCGGGCGGCCGAAGGCGGAGCTTGACCGCTTCACGGGGGCCGGACAGGCTGCCCCGGCTGAGTCTTGGAGACGCATCCGCAAGCGCTTGAGGATGTATCGCCGAGGTGCCGCCGGGCAGGTTCGGCCTCATGCAACCTGCCGCCCTGTCCCTTGCTCCGGTCCTGATGGCCGCCCAGTCCGCCGATGCGCAATCGGTGCCCGACTGGGTGCATCTGTTGCCCGCAAAGACAGGCGCGATCCGCACGGTCGATCAGCGAGGGCCCTTCCATGTAAGCGCACCCGATGAGGTGATCGCCGCGTCCTTCACGGACGCGGACCGCCTTCCCATTGACGAAAACCATGCGACCGACCTGGCGGCGCCGAACGGGCTGCCCGCGCCTGCGCGCGGCTGGATCGTCGAGATGGAGGCCCGTGCCGACGGCATCTGGGGCCGGGTCGAATGGACCGAGGCGGGCGCCGCCCTGGTCAAGGATCGCGCCTATCGCGCGATCAGCCCCGTCATCCTCCACGACGACAAGAAGCGGGTCCTGCGGGTCCTGCGCGCCTCGCTCGTCAACCGCCCGAACCTGAAGGGTCTTGCCACCCTCAATTCCGAGGAGCCATCCGTGAACTTCATCGCAAAGCTGGCCGAGGCGCTCGGCCTCGAGAAAACCGCGACCGAGGACGCCGTCATGGGCGCCGTCGGGAAGCTCAAGTCCGGAACCGGCGAGGTCGCGCTGCAGTCGGCGCTGACCGAGATCGGCACCGCCCTGGGCGTGGCGGGCGAGAAGGACGCCATCCTGGCCGCGGCGAAGGCCGCGAAGGACGCGAAACCCGCCGAGATCACCGCGCTGCAGGCCGAGCTCGTAAAGGTCGCGGGCCAGCTGAGCGAGCTGCAGTCGAACGCGGCCAAGGGCGTGGCCACGGCCTACATCGACGGCGAGATCGCGAAGGGCCGCGTCGGCGTCAAGCCGCTGCGCGACCACTACATCGCGCGCCACATGGCCGACGCCGCCGCGGTCGAGAAGGAGATCGCGGCACTTCCGGTCGTAGGCCCCTCGGGCACCTCGATCGAGCCGCCCGCGCCGAGGGACGGCGAGGTCGCCCTGAACGCGGCGCAGCGCGACGCCGCGCGCCTCTTGGGGATCGACCCCAAGAAGTACGCCGAAACCCTGAAGGCTGAGAAAGAGGAGGCCCTCTGATGGTGGCCCTGACCGCAGACCGCAACACGCCCGAGCTGATCGGCGACCAGCGCGAAGGCACGCTCGGGGCCAACCAGGCGATTTTCGCGGGGGCGATCCTGATGCGGAACGCCGCGGGCGACCTGATCGAGGGCGCGACCGCCACTGGTGCCTTCGGGGCGGGCCGCGCGAGCGAGGCGAAATCCTCGGTCGCGGCGGGCGCGACGGCGATCAAGTACAAGCCGGGCGTCTACCGATACGCCAACTCGGCCGCCGGTGACCTGATCACCAAGGCCGACATCGGCACCGCCTGCTACATCGTCGACGACCAGACGGTCGCGAGGACGAGTGGCACCAACACCCGTTCGCCCGCAGGCGTCGTGGAGGGGGTCGACACGCTCGGCGTGTGGGTCCGCTTCGACGAAGCGCTGACGCGCGCCGTGCTTTCGTAAGGAGAGGCCCATGCTGGTCAACACCGCCAACCTCGACGCCCTGCGCGTCGGCTACAAGACGACCTTCCAGGACGCTCTCAGCCAGGCCGAGAAGGACTGGGAGCGGCTCTGCACCGTCATCCCGGCTTCGACCAAGGAGCAAAAGTACGGCTGGCTCGGCCGCATCCCGAACGTCCGCGAGTGGATCGGTCCGCGCCTCGTGCAGAACCTGATGCAGGCCGACTATTCGATCAAGGAGAAGGCGCTCGAACTCACGCTCGGCGTCGACCGCGACGACATCGAGACGGACAACCTCGGGCTCTACACGCCCCTCTTCCGCGAGATGGGCATGTCGACGGGCGCGCAGTGGGCGATGATGGTCTACGCCCAGCTGAAGCTCGGCTTCACCACGAACTGCTATGACGGGCAGTTCTTCTTCGATACCGACCACCCGGTCCTGCTGGAAGACGGCTCGCAGAGCACGATCGCGAACACCGACGGCGGGGCGGGCGCGCCCTGGTTCCTTCTGGTCACGAAGCGCGCCCTGAAGCCGATCATTCTGCAGAAGCGCAAGGACTTCGAGTTCGTGGCGAAGGACAAGGTCACGGACGACAACGTCTTCAACAACCGCGAGTTCATCTACGGCGCCGACGCCCGGGCGAACACGGGCTTCGGCTTCTGGCAGATGGCCTGGGGGTCGAAGCAGCCCCTGACGCCCGCCAACTACAAGATCGCGCGCCAGGCGATCATGGGCATGAAGGGCGACTACGGCCGCCCGCTCGGCATGGTCCCCGACCTGCTCGTCGTCGACGCGACGAACGAGTCGGCCGCCCGCCAGATCGTCAACAGCGAGTACGGCACGGCGGGCGTGACCAACGAGTGGAAGGGCACCGCCGACCTGCTCGTCACGCCGTGGCTGTGAGCTGACCCATGGCCAGGGCTCCGCGCGCGCAGAAGGATACCCAGGGGGAAACGGCCCCGCGGTCAACCGCGGCTGACACCCCGATCGAAGGACCGAGGATCACAACCCCGGCCCAGCCCCCGGCGGATGGTGGTACGAACACCTCTGCCGGGGGACCTATGCCCCCCGCCGTTGCGGCGGCTGGTTCGGACAGCGATGCGCACGGCGAGGAGGGGCAGGTCGAACCGGCCCAGCCGCTCGATGTCGACGTTTACGTCAAGGGGCCCGAGAGGGGCCGCTGGCGGATCGGGCGGCACTTCACGCCCGAAGGCGTCGTCATCCCGGCCGGGACCATCACGCATGGTCAGCTCGGGCAGCTGATCGCCGACCCGACCCTGACCGTCCTGCCGGGCCCCGCCGCCTCCTGAGGTTCATCCGGCTTTGGCAGGAGCCGGATCGGACGGCCCGGCGGCGGTGCGAGCAGACCATCCCCCCAGGTGGTGGCGCCGCCGCCGGGAACCCTTAACGCGAGCGAGTGATGTCCTACTGCACTGAGGCCCAGCTGGTCGAGAGGTACGGCAGCGCGATGCTGATCGCGCTGACCGACCGCGCGCCGGTGCCGACGGGCACGATCGACGCGACCGTCGTGGCGCGCGCGCTTGCCGACACGGACGCTCTGATCGACGGCTATCTCGCCCGCCGCTACGCCCTGCCGCTGACTGTGGCGCAGCCGCTGCTGACCGACCTCGCCCTGTCGATCGCGATCTGGAAACTGCACCTGGCGCAGCCCGACCCGAAGATCGAGGCGGACTTCAACGCGGCGATCAAGACGCTTGCCGCAGTGTCGCTTGGCACGATCGCGCTGACCGCGGCGGGCGTCGAGGCGCCCGGAACCGGCGGTACCGGCGTGCAGGTCACCGACCGCGAGCGGCCGATGACGGCCGAGAACCTCAAGGGCTTCATCTGATGCTGGTCGCTCAGGTCATCACCCGGCTGAAGGCACAGGTACCGGACCTGCGCACGGTCGACGGGGCCGCGCAGTTCGCGCAGCTGATGGCGTCGAACCAGCTGCCGCAACTGACGCCTGCAGCCCATGTGGTGCCGTCGGGCATGCAGGGCGGGCAGGTCACCGCCTCGGGCGCGGGGCACTTCGTCCAGTCGTTCCAGGACGGGATCGGCGTGATCCTGACCTTCCGGAACGCGGACCCCACCGGCGCGCGGGCCTTCGAGCGCGCCGACGATCTGATCCGCGAGGTGATGCGGGCGATCGCGGGCTGGTCGCCGGTGCCGGGCAGTCCCGCCTTTCAACTGTTGCGCGGGTCGGTCGCCAACTTCTCGGCCGGGACGCTCGTCTATCAGATCGACTTCTCCATCAACGACCAGCTGAGGGTCATCGCATGAGCAAGCCCCCCGAACTGCCGCAGGAAGGTGGCGCGTGGGTGCGCCAGAAGGACGGCAAGCTGGTCCGCGAGGTCACGACACCGTCCGAGAAACAGCCCGTTGAAGCCCCTGTTCAACGCCCCGTGAAGGAGGTCTGACATGGCCGCGATTTTCTGGAACTCGAAGTACCTGCTGGCCAAGACCGAGGTGACCTATGGCGTCGACGCGGCCCCGACACCGGCGGCGAACGCGATCCTGGCCAAGGACGTTGGTTTCAACCCAATGGAGGGCGTGGACATCGACCGCGCGCTCGAGCGGCCGTACTTCGGCGGCCAGGCCACGACCCCGGCCGAGCTCCACGCCAAGCTGTCCTTCAAGGTCGAGCTGGCACCCTCGGGCGCCGCGGGCACACCGCCCGCCTGGGGGCCGCTCCTGCGTGCCTGTGGCGTCGCGCAGACCATCAACGCGGGCACGAGCGTGGTCTACAACCCGATTACGCTGAACCCGGACTCGCTGACGATCCACTTCTGGTATGGCAACACCCGCCACGTGCTGCTTGGCGCGCGCGGCACCTTCAAGCTGACGATCGGCGCCCAGCAAATCCCCTACCTCGAGTTCGTGTTCACGGGGCTCTGGCAGCAGGCGTCCGAACAGGTTCGGGGCAACCCGACCTTCACGCAGCTTGCGCCCCAGGCCGGGTCGACGGCGAACACGCCGACCTTCACGATCAACGGCGTCGCGCAGATCATGCGGTCCTTCATGCTGGACGTGAAGAACGCGGTCGAAGGGCGCTTCCTGATCGGCGCCGAGGCGATCCTGATCACGGGTCGCGGCGAGTCGATCGAATGCACGGTCGAGGCGACGCAGCTGACCACCTTCAACCCCTTCGCGCTGGCGAACGCGCAGACGCTGATGCCGATCAACCTCGTGCACGGCACCGGCGCGGGCAAGATCGCGACGCTCGCCGTGCCGCTTGCGCAGATGCAGCGGCCGCAAGGCCTGACGCCCGCGCAGGACATCGTCGAATGGCCGCTGCGCATGGCGCCGATCCCGAACCTCGGGAACGACCAGTGGACCCTCACCCTGACCTGACACGCCTGACCAAAGGACACCTGCCATGTTCAAGATCATCGACGAGCCCGAGTTCACGCACGAGGTGAAGGTCCTGGTGCCGGTCGACGGCGGCCACCAGGAGCAGTCCTTCAAGACACGCTTCCGCGTCGTGCCACTCGACGAACTGGAAGACCTCGAGCTTGCGACGAGCGCGGGCCAGGAAACCTTCCTGCGCCGGGTTGTGGTTCGGTTCGACGACATCGTCGACGCGCAGGGTCAACCGATGCCGCAGTCGGACGAGCTGACGAACCGGATGCTGGCCACGCCCTACGTCCGCACGGCGCTGTTCCGGGCCTACACGGCGGCCATGACCAAGGCACGCGTGGGAAACTGACATGGTTCGGCCGCGCCTGGGCCCTGGGGAAACTCGGGCCCGCACGGCCGGGCGACGAGGCCGAGGATGACGCCCGACGCTGGGGGCTGATCCTGCCGGAGGATGCGAGGCGCGATGACGATGGGCTCTGGAGCGACAACGTGGCGGCGGCCGAGGCCTTCCTTGCCGTATCGTCGCAGTGGCGGTGCGCGGGCCTGGCCGACGGGCGGCTGGTCCGCACCGGCCTCGACTATGCGGGCGTGCGGGCCGCACTGGAGATGGCCGGAATGGGCATGACACCCGATCTTTGGTCGGACCTCCGCGTCATAGAGACGGCCGCGATCAACGCACAGGGCGAGCGGTAGCATGGCGCTGCAATTCAGCCTGCTGCTGACGGCCGACGGGCGCCTCGCCAAGTCCGAGATCGACGGGACAGCGGCTGCCGTCGGGCGCCTTGGCAAGGCGGCCGAGGGCGCGACGGGCCGAGGCAGGGCGGCGGCGGGCGCGATCGACGGGATGACGGCCGCGGCGAACCGCAACGCGGTCGCGACCGCGACGATGGCGAGGTCCAACCAACTGGCAGCGGGCAGCGCCGGGAACCTGGTCGCGCAGTTCAACGACATCGGCGTGATGCTGGCCGCCGGACAGAACCCGCTGATCCTGGCCATCCAGCAAGGCACGCAGATCAGCCAGGTCCTTGGCGCGCAGGGCGGCGGCGCGGCTGGCGCCGTCCGGGCGCTCGGTCAAGGGCTGCTCGGGCTGCTCTCTCCGACCAACCTCCTTACCATCGGGGCTGTCGCTGCCGGAGCGGCTTTCATCCAGTGGCTGACCTCATCCGGCGAAGGCGCAGCCTCGCTTGAGGACCAGCTTGCCGCGCTGAAGGACGCGGTCGATGCGGTGCGCGAGGGCAGCACGCAATCGGCGGCCGATCTTCGTGCCGAGTTCGGGGCCCTCACGCCCGAGGTGCTGCGGCTGCAGGCCGAACTGCAGGGCCTGCGCATCCGCGACCTGATGGCCGAGGCCTCGGGCGCGGTCGCCTTGCTGCGCGGCGAAATCAGCAGCCTTTTCGACTTCGACTTCTCGGTCGAGGCCGACCTTGCGACCCTGCTCGATGTCGGCGTCTTCGGCGACTCGATCAAGGAGCTGAACCCGCAGATCGTCGCGATGATGGACGCTTTCAGCGCGCTTGAACGCGCCGACGGCGTCGGGGCGCAGCTGGAGGCCGTGCGGCAGCTGAAGGACGCCTTCACTGCGGCCGTCGATGTGTCGGGCGCGCTGACGGGCGAGCAACAAGCCTTCTATCGGTCGATCCTTGACACCGAGGCGCAGCTGACGGCCGCCGCGGTCGCGACCGGCGACATCAGCGCGGGCATCGTCGCCGGCAACACCGAGGCCACGAAACTAGGCGGTGCGGCCGAGACGCTCTTCGACGTGATGGGTCGGATCGCGGCGCTCGATCTGTCGGGTCCGTTCACGAAGGCTTTCCCTGCCGCCCAGCAACTGGGCGCCTTCGCGTCCGGGCTCGCGACGCAGCTGGCGGCCATCGCCGGGGCCTTGGCCGAGAACGGCCCGGGCAACATCCTGATCGCGCCAGGCGGCGAGATCTTCGCCAGAGGCACGTATACCGAGGGCGGCATGGACGCCGCGGCGCGCGGCGAGGCCCGAAAGCGGCCGAACCCCTTTGGCCGCCTGGCGTCGGGTGCGGCGGGTGCCGCCCGGCCGTCCGTTGGCTCGGGCGGCGGTGCGGCGGCGGAGAAGGACGGCGTCGAGGACCTGATCGCCACGCTCAACGACGAGATCGCGACGCTGCGCGAGCTCGACCCGATCCAGAAGGCGATGCTGCAGTACCGCCAGGAGCTGGCCGGGGCCACCGACGCGGAGCGCGCGCAAGTCGAGGAGCTGATCGGTGTGCGCATCCGCGAGCAGGCCGCCATGGAGGCGGTGCAGGCGCGCAAGGACTTCTTCGAGCAGACCGGGGCCGACGCGCTCGAGGCGCTGATTGTCAAGGGCGAAAGCCTTGAGGACGTGCTGAAGCGGGTGGCGTCGGCCTTCCTCGAGGCGGCTATCCAAGGCGCGCTGTTCGGTAGCGGGCCGTTCGGCGACTTCTTCGGCGGTACCTCGATCCTGTCGGGCCTCTTCGGCGGCGGCAAGAAGGACGGGGGGATGATCCACGGCCGGGGCGACGGCCGGTCGGACAGCAACCTCTTTGCCCTGTCGAACGGCGAATTCGTCGTGAATGCCCGCGCGACGGCGCGCCACCGCAACCTCCTCGAGACGATCAACGGCGGAGGCTTTCGCGGCTTCGCCGACGGCGGCCTGGTCGGAACGGATATCCGCCCCTCGGCTGGCAGCGCGGGCAGCCGCCCAAGGGACCTCAACGTCCATGTCCACGGCGCGCGCGGCGACCGCGAGATCCGCCAGATGGTCGAAGAGGGCGTGCGTGCTGGCCTGACCGCCTATGACCGCGAGGTCCTGCCCCAATCGGTCGAGCGGGTGTCGGGCGATCGCAGGAGCGTCGGCTGATGGCGCTGACCTATCCCCTTTCGATCGCGACCTTTGCGGACATCCTGCTCGTCCGACGGTCCACGTTCCACCTGCCAGAACAGGTCCAGATGGACCGGACGGCGGGTGGTGAGCAGCTGACGGCCGACATGGGCGAGCGGCTGTGGCAGGGCGAGATCGAGCTTGGCACGCTTCTCCGGACCGAGACGGGGCGGATCGAGGTTCTGGTCGACCTCCTGCGCCCGGCGGGGCGAAGCTTTATGCTTTACGACCACCGGCGGGCCTATCCGCTGCTCGACCCGACCGGATCGATCCTGGGCGCGTCGACGCCCACGATCCTCGCGCTGGGCGGCGACCCGCGCGAGCTGTCCCTGGCCGGGCTGCCTGCGGGCTACACGCTGTCGGCGGGCGACTACCTCGCCTTCAGCTATGGCACCACGCCCGTCCGCTTCGCCCTTCACCGCGTCGTGCCGCAGACGGTCGTCGCAAACGGGTCGGGCCAGACGGCCGTCTTCGAGGTCACGCCCGCGATCCGGCCCGGCGCGGCGGCGGGCGCGGCGGTCACGCTCAAGAAGCCCGCCTGCAAGGCCGTCCTGATCGCGGGGTCCACCGTGGCCGCGACCGGGCGCCAGGCCCTGACGGAGGGCCTGGGCTTCGAATGGGTCCAGTCGCTGAGGTAGGGATGCGCAGCTACGACGCCGCCACGCTTGCCGCCCTTCAGACCCGCGCCGGGGTGGTCGCGCGCGTCCTGATCGTCGCCGAGGCGCGGAACCGCACGACGAACGTGCTGGACACGCTCTGCCTCTGGAACGGGGCCGAGCCACGCGACTTCACGATCGCCGGAGTCACGCGGACCTTTTACGGCGCCGGATCGCTGCTCGACATCCCGCCGATCGTGATGGAATCCGGCCTGCGGGTCCGGTTTCACCGGCTGAGCCTGTCGCCACTCTCGCCCGAGGTCGCCGACCTGATCCGCGTCCACGACCCGCGCTTCGCGCCCTTGCGCATCTATCGCGCGCTGTTCTCGCCCGAGACGGGCGCGCTGATCGCCGAGCCGCACCGGATGTGGAAGGGCTTCATCGACGACGTGTCGCTGCCGACGCCCAAGGCGGGTGGGGTCGCGCGCTGCGACGTCAAGGTCGCGTCTTCGGCGCGCCAGCTGACGCAGACCCTGCCGCTCAAACGGTCCGATGAAACCCAGCGGCGCCGGTCCGGCGACCGCATGCTGCGGTACGTCGATGTCTCGGGATCAGTCGACGTCTGGTGGGGCGAGGCACGTGCAGTGGTCGCCGCCCCGGCTGCCGCCGCGCCTCCGTCGAGGGGGTCGTCGACCTTCTTTTCTTCGGGCAGGGGCAAGAGCAACCGATGACAGCACTTCTGCCCATCGGCCCGCGCCTGCCCAACTGGCGCCCGCGCCTTCTGGCCGAGATGGAGGCGGCCATGCACCGGCCCTTTGAATGGGGCCGCCAGGACTGCGTCCTCTTCGTCGGGGACTGCATCCACGCCATGACCGGGAAAGACCCTGTGGCCGATATCCGGGGGCGTTACGCCGACGAGGCCGGGGCGCGCGCGCTGTTCGAGGAGCTGTCGGGTGGGCGCACCTGGTTCGGGATGGTGCGCACGCTTCTGGACCCCGTGCCGGTGGCGATGGCCCAGCTGGGCGACGTGGCTCTTGTGCGTAAAGAGCCCGGCGGCAGGTCCATGTTCGTCTTCGGCATCGTCGCGGACGACCGGATCGCCGCCCCGTCTGTCACTGGCCTGCGCTTTGCCCCCCGCACGCAGGCGCACCGCGCCTTCAGGGTGCCCTGATGCCCACACTCGGCGCAGCGATCGGGGGCTTGTTCACGTCGATCGGCACGGCGATCGGCGGGGCCTTTGCCGCGGGCGGGTTCTTCACCACCATCGTCGGGCGCCTCCTGGTCGCCGTCGTCGCCTCGGCGCTCATGCGGGCGCTTCAGCCGAAGCCCAAGGAGCCGGGCATCCGGACAAGCGTCACGCAGACCGGCGGGTCGAACCCGCAGTCCTTCATCATCGGCAACTATGCGACCGGCGGCAGCCGTATCTGCCCGCCGATGAGCCACGGGACGGTCGGCGGCACCCCGAATGCCTACCTGACCGAGGTCATCCAGGTCAGCGACGTGCCGGGCCAAACTCTTTCGCGGCTGATCGTCAACGACGAGTACGTGACACTGGGCCCGACCCCGCACCCGGACTATGGCCTGCCCGCGACAGGGCGGTACGCGGGCTATCTGTGGTGCAAGTTCTACAACGGGACGCAGACCACGGCGGACCCGATGCTGCTGTCGAAGTACGGCTCTTACCCCGAGCGGCCCTGGTCGGCCGACATGATCGGGCGGGGCATGTGCTACGCGATCCTGACCTGCCGCTATGACCGCGGCATCTGGAACTCGATCCCGCGCTTCAAGTTCGAGCTGGGCTCGATCCCGCTCTATGACCCGCGCAAAGACACGACGGTCGGCGGATCGGGGTCACATCGCTGGGCCAACAAGGCAACTTGGGCTCCGACGACCAACCCCTTCGTGCAGATCTACAACATCATGCGCGGCGTGGCGCTGGACGACGGCAGCATCTGGGGCGGCCGGATCGACGCGGCCGACATCCCGCTCTCGTCCTTCTTTGCCGCGATGAACGAATGCGACCTGCTGGTTTCGAACGGGGCCGGGACCGAGGCGCAGTTCCGCACAGGCTACGAGGTGCAGGTCAGCGACGAGCCCTACGACGTGATCGAAGAGCTGATGAAGGCCTCCTCGGGCCAGATGGCCGAGGTGGGCGGGCTCTGGAAGGCGCGGGCGGGATCGGTCGGGGCGGCCGTGCTGGCCTTCACCGACGCTGACATTCTGATCACGCGCGAACAGGAGCTGACGGCCTTCCCGGGCTTCGACGGCAGCTACAACGGGGTCCACGTGAGCTACCCCGAACCGGTAAGTCTGTGGGAGGCGAAAGAGGCGCCCCCGGTCTACAACGCGACCTACGAGGCGCAGGACCTTGGCCAGCGCCTGGTCGCCGACCTGTCGCTGCCTGCCTGTCCCTACGGCGCGCAGGCGCGCCGGATCGGTTACGCCTACATCGAGGAGGAGAGGCGGTTCCGCCGCCACGGGCATTACCTGCCGCCGGACGCCGCGATCCTCGAGCCACTCGACGCGGTCAGCTGGACGTCGACCGTCAACGGCTATGCGGGCAAGCTTTTCGAGGTGGCCGAGGTCACCGACGATCCGATGACCTGCGTTCAGCGCGTGATCCTGCGCGAGCGCGACCCGGCCGATTACTCCTACCCGTCGCTGCCCGCCGCGCCGGGGACGCCTGCGATCTTCGTGCCACCGGCGGCGGTTGACGTGCCGGGCTGGGCCGCGAACGGGATCAGCCTTTTCGACCCCGGCGCGATCGCGCGGCGCGCGGCGGTGGAGATGGTCTGGACGGGCACGAACCTCGATGGCGCGACGGGGCTGGAATACGAGGTGCGGCTCGCGGCCTCGGGCGTCGTCGTGGCGCGGGGCGTCGTGACCGACGTGGCGTCGGGCCGCAATGTCGTATCGTCAGGGATTATCGGGGGGGTGAGCTACGAGGCCCGGGGGCGGGTGATCGTTCCAGGTGCGCCGGGCAACTGGAGTGCCTGGGACATGGCGCTGACACCGGTCATCCCGGGGATCGCGATGGTCGACGGCGCGATGCAGTCGGCCAACTTCGTGGCGGGCAGCGCGGGCTGGGCGATCGACGAGACGGGCAATGCCGAATTCAACAACCTCGTGACACGGGGATGGATTCAGGAAGGCGCGGTCAGCGACAAGCTCCAGACGATCTCGCCCGGGCCACATTCGGTCCCGGCCGCGAGTTCGACGACGGTGATGGGGTCTGCCCATTCGACCGGCCCCAATCCGCGCGGGCAGTTCATCGAGGTCGGCGTGGTGTTCGACGGCCGGACGCCGCCCGGGTCGGCAGCCGTCACCTTTTCGTTCCAGATACGCTACGCGGTCTTCGGCGCGGGCTTTGGGGCCTGGAACACGCTGCTCACCTTTGCGCCCGGCGCAAGCTGGGAAATGCTGACGCACTCGGTCACTGTATCGGGGGCGCTGGACGATTGTGAAATCCGCGTGATCGCAACCAAAGCCGCGTCAGGAAGCGGGGGGACCGCCTGCCGCGATCTTTATCTGACATCGGTGGTGATCACGAAATGATCCGCTGGGCGATCCTCGATGGGAATGGCTACCCGACGTCGCTCGGCCAAGGCAGGTCGGTGCCGACTGGGGCGGTGGCCCTTCCGGGTGAGCTGCGCCCTGCTGAGGCAGCACGTATGCGATTCATCGGCGGTGCATGGACGGACAGGCCGCTGTCTCCGGTCGCTGAGGTCTTGGCGGGATCGGTCACGCTGACCGAGTGCCCAGCGGGCTCCTACGCCGAGATCTACGACCGGGAGATCGGCGACTATCTCGGCCGCGTCGACGAGACCGGCGGCGTGATCGAGATCAGCCTGCCCGACCCGGGCACGTATCTGATCGAGGTGACCTTCCCGCCGCCCTACCTGCCGAGTCGCAGCGTCGTGGAGGTGCCCTGATGGTCGAAATCCGCCGCCGGACGGACATCGAGGCGCGCGCGATCGCCCGGGCGCGCGAGGCGGCCGCCGCCACTCTCTTCGAGTACCTGACCGCGGCCGAGCAGTCGATCATCGCGGGCGTGACACCGGGCGAGATCGCGAGCTGGGCGACAAAGGAAGCGGCGGCGGCGGCTTATCTGGCAACGACGGCGACCACCGAACAGCAGACCATGCTGTCGATCGAGGCGAGCTTCACGGGCGAAACGCTGACGGCGCTGGCGACCCGGATCATGGAACGCGCGACCGCCTACAAGCAGCTTGCCCCGGCCCTGGCGGGGGTCCGCCGCAGGTACGAGGGCGAGATCGCCGCCGCGACCACGGGCTTCGACGCCATCCTGTCGGCAGCGATCGCCGACCTTCAGGGGTTCTTTGCATGACAAGCTTCATCCTGCGCCTCTTCCAGACGCCTTCCTCATTCCGGGCGGACCCATGGGGCTACCTGCGCAATCAGGTGGCCCACGGCTATCTGATCGGCGGTGCGGGCACGCTGATCCTGACCGCGCAAGGCTGGTCGCCCGACCTGGCGCTGGCTGTCGTGCTGGCGCTCTACGGGCTCTGGGAGCTTGCGCAATGGCGGCTCGCGCGGGCCGAGGGCTGGGATTGTCTTGAGGATGTCGCCTTTGTCGCGGTCGTCGCAATCTCGGTCGCGCGAGGGGTCCCGGAGGGGCTCGTCGTGCATGCGCTTTTCCTCGCGGCCGGGTTCCGGCGGCGAAGAGCCGACCAAGGAAGGATGGTGCACTGATGCCCGACTCAATCACCGTCACGAGCTCGAACTTCACGTCCATCGTTATCGGTACCGGCATCACCGAGACCTGGCAGGCCGTCGAAGGGACGGTTGAGTTGGTCAGCGATGGGGTCCCTGTCGCCGGCAACGGCAACCTGCTCCGCGGCGAGCGCGGCCTCGACATCACCGGTCCCCGGACGGTCAACTACCGCCTCTATGAAGGCAGCCGGGCAAAAATCACGCGGCAAATCTGGCGGTAGTTCGTGGGCGAGTGGCGCTTCAATAGGCAGGGGTTCATCACCGGGAGCGCACTTGGGGTCGCTCCGGTCTTCACCACGCGGCCGCAGATCGTCGGCAACGGGCGTGGAGGTTCCGCCCAGACGCTGAGGACCGGCACATCGAACGGCGACACACAAGTCACCCGCCTGCTGCGCGGCGAGACCGTGCTGATCGGGTCGGTTGCGGATGGACAGACTTACGCGCCGCCCAGTGAGGCGACCGCGTATGTTCTGACGCTCGAGACAATCGCAACCTCGACAGCGACTGGCCTGTCGAGCTTCGACCTCGCCGTGATGATCGTCGTGCCCGTCGCGCCCTCAGCGACAGCGGGGGCGGTTCCAGTCAGCCTGTTCTCATCCGAGGCCATGACGGCGATCGACGTGGCGGCGTACTTTAGCGGCCCCTTCATCGCCTTTGAAATTTCGCCTAATTCGGACCCCCTGCCGCCGGGCCTAACGCTCTCAGCCGCAGGCGTCCTGTCGGGCACACCCGCCGATCCGCTTTCGTCGTCGGCGACGATCATCGTGCGCGGTGTGAATGATGGCGGGTTCGCCGAGAAGACCCTCTCGCCGTTCTCTGTCACGCTCCGGCCGCCGGGTGACACAACCGCCCCGACCCTGACCTTCGCGTCGCCCGCTGCCGGCACGAGCAATGTTCCGCTCAACACGTCGGTATCGCTCGGCTTCAGCGAGCCGGTTGTGCCCGGATCGGGCCTGCTCACGCTGCGGAGCTACGACGGGGCGGCTTGGTCGAACGTCGAGACTTTCGACGTCGTGACCGAGATCGGGTCTGGCCCAGGTCAGATCGAGTTCACGAACAACTTTGTCACGCTGCACCCGACAAGTCCATTCATTGCCGGTCGCCTCTATGCTCTGCGCCTGGCTGCCACTGCCGTCAGGGATGCGGCCGGGAATGCATTCGCGGGCATCGCGACCGACAC